CCATTAATGAACGCCCGCGTGTGCTCTCTTGCAAGCCCCGTGTAGTCTCCATATATTGATTCAACGGTGCGCCCAGCCTGAACCGGCTCCTGAATGGGCGAAAGGAATGGAGCTTTTGAAACAACGACGTTAGCGGTCATCTGTTTGCCTGTATCTATAGAAACCAAGAATTCGCCCCTTCCATTTGATCGTGGTCACGTCATCAACTGACGGCCCTACGCCTGAGCGCGTGTGTATCATCTGCCTGTCATCAAGCATGAAGCCAACGTGTATCGGGTTTCCCGCTACTGACAGCAGGGCAAAGCATCCGCGCTCTGGACTCGTCACGCATTCGAAGTGCTGTTGGTCATCAAGCTGCTCAGCTATAAAGCCAGCCGCTCCAGTGTCAGTGTCGCCGCCAGGCTCGTAATAAACATCGTCATAGCCCGGAACCTCGACGTCCATCAGCTTACTATAGCATATCTGCACCATTCCCCAGCAGTCAGCGCCCTCCATCGAGCGCCCGCCGGGAACATAGGGAATAGCGAGAAGGTCACGAATCATTGTTCTCCCATAGCGCCGGGAAGGTCTGAGGGGTGTACCGCTCACCCGGCAACTGCACATCAAGAATCGGCTCAACTTCAAGATCGACGCTTACACCTGATCCGCTTACGCTGAATGAAGTTGACTCAAATTGAGCCGGGCCAAACTCCGCAATATTGGGAGCGGATGCGGCAATCACCCACAAGTTAATGATGATTCTTTCGTCTGCCAACCGGAGCCGCCTGACGATGGCTATATCCGCCGCGTCGAAGTCGATTGTAGCCCTCGGAGTGCCCTCTGCCGTTTCCTCTGGAAGAGACAGATCAAAGCGCCCCGGCTGGTAGGTCTGGGTACTTCCCGACACGTTGCTATCAATTGACTGAGTGTTGTTAGCGTAGTAATACAGCACGGAATCAATATTGACCTCGATCAGCACAATGGACGGATCGCCAGATGACCGGCTGTAAATGTTCTTTAGAAACGAATCGCTATAAGGCATTAGGGTTGCTTCTCCAGTGCGATAGACAGACGCCACATTTCTCCACCCAGTGGTTTTAGGTCGTACGACTCAGTAAATTGGTAAGCGGAGGTGCCGCCGTAAAGGAAATCCGGCTTGTCAAACTCTAGCCCGCCGTTGTCGAGGTCATCCCGGAAAAATGCTATGAACGTATCAACCTGAGTGCGCTTGATCACATAGGTTTCCGAGACGTCATGCACGGCTGCGGTGAAGCGGGTTCGCTGCTTTGTCAGGCCGTCCATACCGCTTCTGATAACAGTGCTCTGTGGGATGTCTGAGAAGCCGTTAGTATCAGGCAGTTGGGGTAGTGATGCGGGCCAAGTAGCCATCAGACGCGCCTCCCTTTGGATTTCAGATCAAACTTTGAGCCTAGCTGTTTGTCAAACTCGCCCGACATCACCTGTCTCCGTACCGTGTCGCGTATCGTAATCTGCATCTGTCGCTGACCCTCGGGGCCTGTTGTCTCTTGCGTCTGGACATCATGGCCTGTTGATGTGGTTGTCTGGTCATTGATGGTGACACTGATACCGCCTCCACCGCTGCCTACTCGATCCAATGTTGTATCTAGCTTAGCGCTGGTCTCGGAAGTTACGACACGCTCACCCTTCTGAAGGTTCCATGTTCCGTCTTCCGGTACTGAGTCGATACCATCGTGAGCCATCCCAGCCGCTGTCAAGGCAGAAACCGCAGTTACCATTGGAGTAGTCGCAGCGACTGCGGTTAGGTATGCAGCTGGAGCCAGAGCCGGCCCAGCCACAGGTATCGCGGCAGTTGATGCGTATGCAGCAAGGCCGGCCATCTGTTGTTGAGCTAAAGCGTTTGCCGTAGCCGTCGCAGCGTAGGAAGCCTGAGTCGCGGTAGTTGATGCGGCGATAGCGCCCGCTTTTGTAGCCTCCGATGCAACGACAGCGCCTGTCTCTACGCCGATCCCTGCCAGTATAAGCGCTTGGTTAATGGCCCACTGCGCAGCTATTTGTGCAAGTGAATTAACGACGCCGCGCAAGATGGCGTCTGACAGTCCGTACATGGCGTCGCCAAGGCTCTCAGAATCAAAAATGATGGATTCAAAAGCACTACCAAAGTTGGCGGCAAAGTTATCTATTACTGTTTTGCTTAGCTCGTCGAAGTTCTGCAAGTTTTCTTGTGCTGATTCAAGGTACTTTTCCCAATAGCCAGCGTTCAGGTCGCTAAGCTCCTTGTTTTTTTCGTCCTCCAGTTGAACAAGCAAATTCTTCTGAGCTTCCCCGGTCTTATTTGTGCTATTAAGAATAATGTCGCGGCGTCGCTGGTATGAGGCGATAATTGAGGCTTCTTCTGACATTAGGCTATCTGCAATGCCCGATGCTTCTTTGTTTATTGCGGTCTGTTCCGCTGAATCCTCCGCTGCAATGTCTGCCATATTTTCTTGATGCTTGCTGAGCTGATCTTCCCTAAGAATCTCTTTTTTCGCGCGCGCTGATGTTGAACGAATCAATTGCATCGAGTTGGTCGGCGTAGCGGGTGAACTCTGCAAAGGCGGGGTCAGCCTCACCGCGCATCTCGGACAGTGCGTCTTCCTGTTTACGTTGCTCTTCTATGGCGCGGTTGGCTTTTAAAATGTTCTGTGCAAAGATTATTTGTGATTCTGAAGCGCCTTGCACTGCGAGCTTGTGGCGAAGAAGCTGTTCTTCGTTGAGCGTTAGCTGAAGGTATTCGTCCTGCAGCCCAGAAATGATCTTTTGAACCGCTTCCGCTGCCGATTGTGCGGTTCGCGCGGCGATTTCTGCTGCGGTTTCTGCTGTCTCCTTAACGCGCACTCCGAGCTTGGCGTACTCCTCTGCCATGACCTCACCAAGTTTGGCAAGGCGTGCAATATCATTCTCAGTAGCCGACACGTCTATTGTTGCGCTACTTGGAACCCCTTTTAGAGTCATCGGAGATTCTTTTTGCTTTTCTTTTAATCGATCAAGCTCTACGCCAGCCTCAGCAATGGCAATCTTATTTTCTCTCATGCGATCAGCAAGCGACTGACGATTGCTTTTCACCGTTGCAGCCGTCATGTCTTCCAAGCCTTCGGTAAACTGCCGGACTTCTTCGCCCGTTTCGCCAAGCTCTATTTTTGTGGCGAACAACGCATCCCGAAAGTAATACATCGACCCGGCTGCAATCAAGGCGACACCAACGGGACCACCCAGGAACGCCATGGCAGTGCTGGCAACTCTGGCAGCCGCTCCCAAAGTACCCATGCCAACAGCCGCCGCCGTCGAGGCTCCCGCCATCCGCGCCAAAGCTATTTGGACCCGAACAGCCTGAACCGCATTAAATGCCAAGGCTCCACCGCTAGCCGCCAGTGCCGGAGTCAGCCTTCCAACAACTATTATGGCAAGCCCTGCCGCAGCGTCTGCTGCGGTATCAACGGTTTCTGCAAGGTCGGATACAGCTTTATCAACCCCCCCGCATCCTCGGCAAAATCTAAAAACTGGCGGCCTAGCGAGCTTATCAGTGGTGCTATTTCCGCCGCCGCTTGGTCAGAGAACGCCCCGAATACAGATCCAATACGGTCAATCTGAGCGGCTGCATCCGTTATATTTTGTGCATCAATATCGGATAGAGCGAGGCCAAGCGCTTCGGCCTGTTCGGCCTGTTCGGCCATGGCAGCGCCGTTATCTTTCAGAAGCGGTAACAGTCTTGTGGAGTCGGAAGCGATAGCCTCCATGAAGAATGTCATCTCGTTTTGAGATAGGTTTGCTTTTTCTAAGCTGCTTACATAGAGCTGAAGGGCGTCCGGTCCTGATAACTTCCTGAACTGCTCTGCGGTTACGCCAACTTGGGGGGCTATCTTCTCGAAGAAGTCTGCCATGGGTCCGCCGCCCGTGGTGATGAAGTCACCAACGCGGTCTGACATATCCTTGAGAATGTCGGCAAGCTGTTCGCTTTCAACGCCAACCGACTTGGCTCCGAAGGCCATCTTTTGAAATTCTGGAACAGTGGAATTGGCAACGCGGGCTAGGCCGACTACTTCCTTCGCCGCTTTAATCGACTTAACTGCCATTGCACCAAGCGCAACACTGGTAGCCGTAGCCGCTGCCGTGAAGGTTGCCAAAGACTTGCCAAGCTCAGTCACAGTGCTGCGAGTGCTGCCAGCCTGATTTCCAAACCGATCTAGATCTTTCCGCCCGCGCCGGATGTCGCTTGTGTCGGCTCTTACCGATAACGAATAAACATCAGCCACGTTTTGCACCTCCACCAGCTTGCTTGAATAGTCTCTGGAACTGTGAGCTTGATCGTTCCCGCATTTCGTCTAATGTCCTCACGTCATAAGGAGGCTCTGCGTTAGCGTCTTTGCTTCTATGTAATTGTACCACATAACTCTCAGATAGCTTATGAAGGGTGTCCGCTTCCCATGGCGTTAGATCGGTATCAGTGAGTCTGCACCATGCTGAGATTTCTTGGTAGTCAATAGGT